GACCTGCGCCAAGACCTGAGCCCCCAACTTACTGTCTTTCAGTAGGGCCGCCGCAATCGCGCCTTGGCGCGGGCTGTCTAGAAAAATGAAAACATTTGGCGCTGGAAGCCCGGCGCATTCGTACATCTTCGCCACGGCGGCTTTGGACGCCTCGCGATCAATCGGTACGGTTGAAAGCCCAATAGCCAGCCACTTGTCGCGCGTCGCAGACAGATCTGCCTCTTGCTCTGGGATTAATTCGTTGATCTTTGCCATTCCATTCATCCTTTCAAAAAGCCCCCGACCAGCAGAGGGTTGTGCGCTGGCCGGGGGAGGTAGTGCCACGCGCAGGGAGTATTGGCGCGGCTGGTTTATTCACAGGCGTTCCTCCACCCAATTCAGCCATTCGGTGTCCTCGCCATAGAGGCTTTCCCAAGTGGCCTGCATGTTGTGAAAGCCGATCTTGCCCTCGTCGCCGGGATAGGCCCGCAGCTTGTTATGGTGGCTGTGGCAGAGCGGAATCGTCATGTAGTCGGGTGTTTTTTTCTGGCCGAACCGACCTGATTTGCAGTGGTGAACCTCGGTCGGGCTATTCTGCCGCATGTCGTATTCAAAGCAGATCACGCATGGCATGGCGGCGACCATTTCAAGGTGGAGCGGGTCTTTGCGCTTTGTGACGCGGACCTTTTGGCGCAAGGGTTGGCGGGTGATGTTGTTCATTCGGCACCCCAAATATCGACGCCACGCTCTGCGGCGTATTGCTCTATGAAGGTTTGAAGGTCGCTCATCTCCCGAACTGAAAGGTCAGATGACCGGAAGCCGCTCGGGAAAAAGCTTTTCTCGTCCAGCGTTGGGAGGAACGTCACTTCCTTGCCCATCGCCTGCATGAAAATCGCCTTCCATGCCTCAGGGTCGAACCTCCGCCCCGCCAGTTCGAAGGTCTTGGATACGCGGGTAAGCATTTCCCAAAGTCTGTCATTTTGCTCCAATGACCGCTTCGGCTCTTTGAACTCGACACGCCATCCCACAGGAACGCGGTTCGCCCACGCGAGGAGTTTGGCGCGCAATCCTTCGTTCCTGAGGGTGATAACGTGGCGGCTCATCAAATCCCCGCCGCCTCGCGATACATGTCAACCACTGCCTCGAATTCGGCGCGGTCGTCTGGATTCATCTTGCGAAGGCGTATGACCTCGCGCATGGCTTTCGCGTCGTAGCCACGACCCTTGGCCTCGGCCATGACCTCTTTCTGAGCGTCGGTGATGTCTTTCTTTTCGCCCTCAAGCTGCTCATAGCGCTCGATGAATTGGCGAAGCTCCATAACGGTCACATTGTCTGTCATTGTGGTGTCCTCCATCAGAACGGTATTTCCGAATCTTCGAATTTCCCACGCCCGCGATCCGCCTCAGCAGGTGCGGTGCCTTCGTATCCTGGAGGCATGTTGACGTGTTCGCGCTTCTCTCCGCCACCAAGCAGGGTGACTTCCGAAGCCTTGACTGTGAGGTAGGTCTTGCCGTTGTGTTCCCGGCTTGACAGATCGCCCGCCACAACCACGCGGTTGCCCTTTGTGAGATATTGTGCCAGCGCAGAGCCACGCTTGCCCCAAAGAGTGCAATCAAACCAGATGGTGCGTTTTTCCTGCCCGTTGCGTTCCTCGACAGCAACAGTCCAGCCCGTGACGGATTCACCGGCCTGTGTGGTGCGAACAACGGCGTCTTTGCCGATGTTGCCTGCTATGGTGATATTCTTCATGTCAGAACGCTTCCTTCTCGGCCCATACGCGGACGCCATAGATCGAACGGTCGCGGAATTTCTTGGCGACATAGGCTTCTATGAATGCGGTCACGGCATCCCTGTCATTCTTCGCAATATCGTTGAGCGCAGCGCGGTGGTCGGTGATTTCGTAGTGGTGAACCGTGCGCAGGCCCTTCACGGTGTCCTTGCTGGCGCTGCGGGCGGCGTCCGTTGCGCGCAGCGCTTCCTCCATCGCGGCGGCGGCTTCGCGCTGTGAAGTAATGTCGCCCTCTTTTGCAACGCGTGCGGCGTCCTCAGCGGCGCGCATGGCCTTCTCAGCCTCTGCCCGTGCCTTGCGCTCGGCCTCTGCCTTCTCTGCCGCCAGCTTGCGCTTGAAAGCGTCCACGATAGAGACAAGGCCCTTCTTGATCCGGTCCAGATCAGTGAGCGTCGGCGCAAAGCGAGCCTTTGCAGATTTCCACTGGTCATAGATCGGCTTGGCTTCGCTTTCCTCGGCGGCGGAAACAGCCTTGTGCGCTTCCTTGACGCCGCTAAGAAGCTTATCGACAGCCTTCATTTGGGCTTCGTTTTCAACCGCCAAACCGTCGAGCCAATTCTCGGCTTCCGAGATAACATCACCGAATGGGGCAAGGGCTTCGTCGATAGGATCGGGCGGGTTGTTGTGGTTATTGTTCAGCATTGTGGCGGTCCTCAATATGGGATTTGGTCTTCCATGTCGGCCCGTGCGGGCTTCTTGTCGTCGATGGTTTTTTGCAGGGCGATCATGGTCTTCTGGAAAGCCTCGACGGGCATTTCATCGATGAAGCTGATATTGTAGCGCGCACAAATCTTGTCCTCGGTGACGCTTGCCGCTTCCATGCGGGCTTTCAGCGCAATGAACTGGTCTGCACTGATGCGAGCGGGTGCTTGACGCTCAACGGGGCGCTGAGCGGGCGATGCGGCGGCAGCGTTTCCGTCATCATCCTCGGGGGCAATGCCAGCCATCGACATAAGCCCGTAGCGCCGTCCGTATGTGATGGCAGAGCCTAGGCCCTGCATATCCTGCTTGCCGACAATGAGCGGGACCGAACATTCCAGCGTTTCGCCGCTCTCGTGAATGAGAACCGTCTTGACGAAGCGCCCGAAGTCGTCAGAGACAATCGGCTGAATAACTGCGATGCCGTTCTTGTTCAGAGCGGGCAGGCAGGCATCCATGACGCTTCCCAAGTCTGCGTATTTGCTGCGAAAGGCAGGGTTGACGCTATCCTTGATAGCCTTGCCCATTTCGGCTTGCGCTTTCGCCAGCGCGGCTGCGATTGAATTTGTCATTGCGATTGACTCCATTCAGTGACGCGCCAGAAGTTGTTCCACGACACCACCAGAAGCGCGCTGATGAGGGTGACAGCCAGAGCGGCCAGGATGTTGCGGAGGGCGTTGGGGTGCAGGCGCATCACGCGGACCCCGATTTTTTGGAGCTTTTCACATGCCAATCGGGAACGCCGCGCTTAAGCATTGATGGTCTGGCTGTTGACCTAAGTTGCGCAGCGCTGTCGCCATAAATGGAGCGGACTAGCTCATCAACTTGCCTCAAAAACTCAGCCGCTTTCTTTTGGCTTGTGTCGTTAAACCCGTCCGCCGATCCGACGATTTTTTCATGCGTGATGTATTTTTCACCGCAAGAAAGGCATACGATGGTGCGCCGCGTGATAACGCCATCATCCTTGGAGGACCGGCTATTTGTCACGGCAAAGCCGCCGCCACACTTGGGGCATGATCTGCTATCCATCACGAAGCCTTTGCGTAGCTGGTGGCATTGGCGCGCCATTCGTCGGCTATCAGGCCAGCTAACAGTTCAAGCGTGTCGGCCTGCCTATCCATTTCGTCGGTCGCATCATGGCCGTACATGGCCCGCAGATCGGCGTTGCAGCCCAAGCGGTAGGCCCGCAGCAGGTTCGCAATGTCGTCGTCCTTGTGAGCCATTTCGGCCATTTGGATCGTCATGCGCTGTAAGCACTGTGCTGGGGAATTGCGCCACGGGTTGCTGTCGTCGCGCTTCTCGAACTTGTCGGCAAGCTGCGAGAGAAGCCCGAATATGGCGGTATTGATTGCCTCGGCGCTCGGGGCCTTTTCGGCGTTCAGAAGGTCTTGAATCTGCATTGTCGTCTCCCCTATGCCGAGAGCATTTTGCGGAGTTGTTTTTCTTGGGCGGCCCCTGCGGCGTCCCCTGCGTCCCCGGCGGCCCCTGCGGCGGCCCGTGCGGCGGCCCTTCGGCGGCCCTGCGGCGGCCCTGCGGCGTCCCGTGCGGCGTCTGCGGCCCCTGCGGCCCGTGCCACGCGAAGAGGGTGAAGCTCGCGGGCGTCCCATGCGGCGGCCCATGCGGCGGCCCGGGCGGCGTCCCGTGCGGCGTCGCGGCCCCTGCGGCGTCCCGTGCGGCGGCCCCTGCGGCGTCCCGTGCGGCGGCCCGTGCGGCGTCGGTGGTCTCGTCGTTTCGAAGCATCGCGATTTGGTCACGAACCCGTGTATCGGTCGGGCGCTCGGCTTCGAAAATGTGCAGAACCTGCTCGGCGCACCACGCCTGAAAATGGCGTGCCAGACGATCATCCGGCATTGCGTAGGACAGTACCCAAAGCGCGTCATCAATCCCGTTGCTGTCCAGAACGGTCAGGAGTTGCAGCGGTTCGTCGTCGGCTTTGGTTTTACCGAGATGGGCAAGAAGCTTTTCCCATCCCTCACGGCATGGCAGCGCTTCGCGAATGCGGTTCAGAGTGGTTGTTGAGGCATATTCCGGCATCTGTCGTCTCCCAATCCGCTTTGCTGCGGTATGGGGATAAGTTTGCACACTGCAAACAATCAGTCAACTATAAAGTTTGCGTCTAGCAAACTATTTTGGCGGCAAGGTCGCCCTTGTCTATCAGATCGGGGATCTGAACCTCGAAAACGTCCGCTAGGGTTTCGAGCATTGCCGCGCTTGGCTGGCGCTTCCCGGTCTCAAGCTGAGACAGGTAGCCTTTCGACGTGCCGGACAATTCGGCTACGTGGTCAAGGGTCCATTCGCGGCGCTTTCTCAGGTCTTTGAGTCTTAGCTTCATTGCGACATTTTCGCACGGCGCGGGCGCTTTGGCGAATTGCACTGAGCAAACTCTAGCCCTTGCAATTTTGTTTGCACTGTGCAAACTTTGCAGCATGAAAAACCTCTCGTCATATCTTACCGATACCGGCACATCGCAAACCGCGATGGCATCGGGTGTGGGCATTTCAAAGACGCACATGAGCCAGCTTGTCAGTGGCGCGCGTGACCCGTCGATTGAACTTGCATTGAAGATTGAGCGCGCGACCGCAGGCGTCGTCGCCGTTGAGACATGGAAGAACTTCGCTTGTCTCGCGCACCGCTACTCAGGAGCGGCGCAATGAAACCTAACATAACATGCACCTCTTATGGGTGCCCGACTGATCACTTGCCTGTTCACGGCGAAGAAAAGCACGATTCGGGCAATCGGGGAACTCGGCTTTTAGTTGCTAACGAAAGTGCAAGTGACCGCGCCGAGCGTCTGGCCGTCATCGCCCGCCTCCGCTGCATCTACTCCGATGATTTTATCTCAGCCACTTATGGGGACATCAATTGAACATGCGCTTTGAGCAAACGCCGGTTGCGCCGGTTCGTTTCCACGAATTTGCCAACCTGTTTCCCATGCTGCAAGGCGAGGCTCTTGACGGACTGCGCGAGGACATTCGCGTCAATGGCGTTCGCGAGCCTGTGGTATTCCTCGATGACGCTATCCTTGACGGGCGCAACCGCTACATGTGCGCCCATGACTTGGGCATTGAATACCCACGCATTGACTTCACAGGGGTTGATCCTCTCGGCTTCGTCATTTCGCATAACTTGCACCGACGCCACCTGACGGAAAGCCAGAGAGCAAGCGTTGCGGCAAAGCTGGCGAACATGCGCGTTGGCGACAATCAGCACAGCGGAGGTGGGGCAAATTTGCCCGACCTGTTAGGCAATAAGCCAGATTCAGCGCCCGTCACCATTTCGCAAGCCGCCGATATGCTCAACGTGTCAGAGCGGAGTGTAAAGACAGCCCGCAAGGTTGTCGAGAAGGGCGCGCCGGAACTTGTCGCCGCCGTTGACGAGGGCAGGGTGTCCGTTTCTGCCGCTGCTGAAATTGCTGACGTTCCAAAAGAGGAGCAGGCGCAAATTGTCGCGCGTGGGGAAAAGGAAATCCTCGCCGCAGCCAAGGCTATTCGCACAAAGAAAGCTTCTGCCGCGCGTGAAGTGCGCTTGGAAAAGATTGCCGAAATTAGCAAGGGCAATGCCGATCTTTCAACAGAAGCCCGCTATCCGGTTATCTATGCGGATCCGCCTTGGCGCTATGAAAACCCGCCGATTGGCGCAACCTCACGCGCAATCGAAAACCACTATCCCACAATGACGCTTGAGGAAATTTGCGCCTTGCCCGTGGGGGACTTGGCGACAGACGACGCAATTCTTTACCTGTGGGCGACAGCGCCGAAGTTGGAAGAATGTTTCGACGTTATCAAGGCTTGGGGCTTTGAATACCGCACAAACATGGTGTGGGACAAAGAAAAGATTGGCATGGGCTACCATGCCCGCAATCAGCACGAATTACTTCTGATCTGTAAGCGCGGGAAAATCCCGCCGCCTGAAGCTGGAACGCAAGCGAGCAGTGTTTACCGAGAGGCCCGCACCACTCACTCTGCAAAGCCGCATTTCTTCTATGAAATGATTGAAGGCTTTTACCCGCAACTTCCGAAAATCGAACTGTTCTGCCGTACCCCACGGAACGGGTGGGCGGTGTGGGGCAACCAAAGCGGGGCGGTTGAATGACAATTCACACCTTTCAGGATAGCCTCGCCAAATCACACGAGCAAGAGTCTGCACCGTGGTGGCGCGAGATATACGAAACAGCATTCCCCAACTTCGCCAGCATGGTTTCGGTGCGGCAGGATGGGTGGGCGCAGCGTGGCGGGATTGACAGAGTTGTCACGCTGAAATCAGGGCGCGTCGTTACCATAGATGAGAAGGTGCGCAGCGAAAGTTACGCCGACATCCTCCTTGAGCGTTGGTCTGACAACAATCGCAAGACTCCAGGTTGGGCGCAGAAGGATTTAGCCTGCGATTATATCGCCTACGCCTTTATTCCTGACCGTCGTTGCTACCTGTTGCCATTTCTCAGCCTGCGCGCCGCTTGGCTAAAGCATGGCCGCGATTGGATTGAGGCGGCGCAAGATAAGCGTGACGGCTTCTCGGTGATTTACTCCAAAAACCCCGGCTACACGACCGAGAACATCGCTGTCCCAATCTCAATCCTCATGGCTGCTTTGCAGGCGGCGCAAATAGTGGAGTGGAGAGCATGAAGTGGCTTGCTTTCATTGCGGATCGCCTCTCGCGCCGTTCGGCTACCAGCAACCCGGCCTTCGTTCACAGCGCACCGACCCCCGCCGCATATGGGCCTGTAGCGACCACAGAGACGCCGCAGAAGCAAGGTGGCGCGCGCACTTTGCTATCCCGTCGAGCCGAGCGCCTTCACAACCGCAACCGCAAAGCAGCCTCCCGCTATTTGACAATCCACGAGATACTTGAGGGGCCGCTGAAATGAATAATCCCGCACGACCAGAGGCAGGGCAGCAGCCAAGCGTATCCGTTCTGGATGATTTATTGCGATATGACTGCCAAACAGGAAAATTATATTGGAGACTACGCCCGCGGCATTACTTCGCAGGAAAAACGAGCGCAGGTATTTGGAATAATAGATATGCAGGGCGAGAGGCGTTCACGGCAATCGGGACTCATGGGTACCGGAGGGGCAGAATTTTTGACCGAGCCTATGGCGCTCACCGTATCGCATGGGCAATATTTTATGGAAAGTGGCCTGACGGGAATATTGACCATATAAACGGCGACCCGTCTGATAATTCCATTATGAATTTGAGGGTTGTTGACGCAGTGGAAAACGCGCGTAACTCGAAAATTCCGGCTCACAACACCAGCGGCACAATAGGGGTTTCTTGGGACAAGCGGTGCCGAAAATGGGCTGCGCATATAACGCTGCACCAGAAGAAAAAACACTTGGGACTTTTCATTGAGAAGTCCGATGCAATAGCGGCGCGAATGTCTGCTAATTTAACCTTTGGGTTTCACAAAAATCACGGTCGGTGCGTATGAAAGGCGATATTCTAGAGGCAATTTTAAACGCCGCCATTGGCTTGATCGTCTCGTGGCTCACGACGTGGCTTGTCTTGGGCTACAGCGCCGCGTCGAGCATGGGGATAACCGCCATGTTCTTCGGCCTCAGCTTCACCCGCGCTTGGATTCTGCGCGCGATTTTCAGGAGGCTGGCGTGATCAAGCGCGAAGTTCAAATCGGAGACTGCCGCCTGATATTGGGCGATTGCGTTTCTGTCATGCCGCTGCTTGGGAAGGTGGACGCTGTTGTGACGGACCCGCCTTATGGGATTGGCGAGAGCGGCGGTCAATTCCGTGACCGCAAAGGCGGGGGGCATCGTGTCCTTGCCCGCAAAGATTGGGACGTCAGCCGACCAAGCGACGTAGCTTTTGCATTGGTCCAGAGCGCATCCGACAAACAAATCATATGGGGCGGCAACTATTTTGCAGACCTTATGCCTCCTTCAAAGGGTTGGCTCTATTGGGACAAGTTGATGGGCGGAGACTTTGCCGACGGCGAGTTGGCGTGGACCAACCTAGACCGGGCGTTGCGCAAATTCACCATGTGCAACAAGATGGCGGGCAAGGAACACCCCACCCAAAAGCCCGTCGCCCTCATGGAGTGGTGTCTAGGCTTCCTTCCCGACGCCAAGACCATCCTCGACCCATTCATGGGAAGCGGAACAACCCTAGTCGCCTGCGCCAAGCTAGGCCGCAAAGGTATCGGAATTGAGCTTGATCCGGACTATTTCGAGATAGCCTGCAAGCGCGTCGAGGAAGCCTATCGCCAGCCTGATCTTTTAATTCATTACGTTTCAGAAAAAATGAAACAAGTGGATCTTTTCGATGAAACTTGATCGCGCCGCCCCGCCAATTGATGAAATCCGGCAGAGACTTCGCTATGAGCCGAAAACAGGCCACTTCTACATGCTTAAAAGTGCGGGCAGGAAGAAAGTCGGAGCGCTAGCTGGGTATGCTGACAGTCTAGGTTATTGGAAGGTTGCCATAAACGGCAAATGGATTTATTCGCACCGTTTAGCTTGGGCGATGGTCCACGGGGAATGGCCCGCTGGCGAGATTGACCACATAAACGGCAACCCTTCGGACAATAGGATAGCAAACCTTCGGGTCGCCACGCGAAGCCAAAACGTAATGAACACGCGCCGAGGCAATGGCGTGTGTTGGCACAAGGGCCGGCAGAAATGGCAGGTTGTCGTGACGGCTGGCGGAAAGATCCATTACCTCGGCCAGTTCAAAGACCGCGCAGAAGCAGACTATGTGGCAATCGCGGCGATCCGCCGACTGCACGGCGAATTTGCGAACATAGCCCCACCAGAGAAACCAATTCAGGAGGTGCTGCTGTGAAGGTTGAATTCACAATATTCGGCAAGCCCTACGCCAAGAAGCGCCCGCGTTTCTCTCGCAAACTTGGTCGTGCCTTCGACCCGAAGGAAAACGGCACATTCGAAAACACGGTTTCCAGCATTGCGTTGCCGCATTTCAGCAAGCCGATTGACGGCCCGGTACGCCTAAATATCCGCGTCACGTTCAGCGTTCCGGCCTCGCTTTCCAAGAAGAAAGCTGCCGAACGCCTGCACCGACCGCACACGCAAAAGCCAGACGCTGACAACCTCGCCAAGGCCATCGCAGACGGTCTGAACCGCATCGCATGGGCCGATGATAGCCAGGTCTATGAGTTGGCCGTGCGCAAGGTCTGGGGCCTCACAGACATGACCTACGTGACCGTGGAGGGGTTGGAGTGAGCCTCGAAGCCATGACAGCGGTTTTCGCGCGCACCGACCTGCCACCATATGAGCGCCTGGTTATGCTTGCTCTGGCTGACAGGGCCGACGACGAACTGACATGCTTTCCCTCGATAGCCGACATTTGCCAGCGGACGGGCATGGCTGAAAGAGGCGTTCAAAACGTCCTGAACAGACTTGAGCAAACCGGGTTTCTCGTCATTCGCAGGGGCGGAGGGCGCCACACGCGTAACGGATTTATTCTGTTGATTGGGCACGAAAACCCCGCACGGCGTGCCCCTATTGCAGAAGATAAACCCCGCACTAGAAACCCCGTTTCCCATGCAGAAACCCCGCACCCGGTGCCGAAAACCCCGCACGCCATTACATTAAACCCCGCACCCGGTGCCCACGAACCCTCATTAACCCTCATAGAACCAAGAATAGAAGATACCCCTTCTATTCCCCTTGGCCAAAAACCCGAACCGAAAGCGCGTCTACCAGCCGATTGGGCGCTGAGTGACGAGGGCTGGGCCTACGCCCGTTCAAAGCAAATACCTGACGAGGACATTCGAGATGAAGCAACTGGGTTCCATGCTTACTGGACTGATCGCGGAGAAAAGAAATCCAAGCGAGGATGGGAGCAAACTTGGGCAAACCGGGTCCGCAGTATCGCTGGCCGATATGCCGCGCGTGGCCGCATGGCTTTCCAAGCAAGCCCCGGCAGACATGGACAAGGCAGCAGTATCGCGAGCATTGTCGCACGGCGTAGAATTGAAGGTGCGGTATGAAAACCGATACCCGAGCGGCCCCAATGGCGAGCGCCTGCCAGCCTATTCGGTGGCCGTTGGCTGTGAGATTGTCGGCGGCAATGTCGAGGCGGCTCTTGCCGATCTGCGGAACTTTCTGACGCCAGCGCCCACCCGCCAGATTGAGGGCTGGCTTGCCGAACTTTCGGTGATTGTCGCCAAGCGCGCCGACGACGAATTCGCCGAAGAACTTCGCGTCACGGCCTATGCGTCGCGGCTGTCTCGCTACCCCGCTGATGTGGTTCGTTCAGTGCTTCTGAAAAACACCTATCGGTTTTTCCCGACATGGGATGAACTCGAAAAGCGCTGCGAAGCCCTCACCAGCCCCCGCCGTCACATGATTGCCGCACTAGAGCGCGGGCCAGCGCCGCCAGAGCCAATTCGCCGCCCGCCGACTGATGAGGAGCGCGCAAGGATCAAGGCCATCATAGACGAAATGTTCCCCATGAGGTCGCAGGAAATGCGCGACGCGGCGGTGGACGAAGCCCTGAAGGGTGATTGCATGGTGGGAGAGCCAAATGACGATTGAGGCGCAATACTTCTGGCTCCAGCCCGACGAGGTAGCGCAAGCCAGAGCCTTGTGGCGCGACTGCGTTGACGCCCAACTTTTTGGGATCATCAGCGAACTCGCACAGGCAACAAAATATTCGATTGATGACCTGATAGGGCAGGGGCGCACCCACGACCTGAGCCGCGCCAGGATGCTTGGCTACACCATCTGCCGCAACCGGGGATATACGCTGCAACAGATCGCCAAGGCATTTCACCGCGACCACACCACCATCATTCACGGCCTTCGCGTCCACGAAAGGGAGCGAGCATGACCTACATCACCGCGCGTTTCGGCGTTCCCGTCGCAAAGCCAAAGCCTCCGGCCCAAAAGCGCCAGCCGCTCACCGAGGCCGAACTTGCCGACAGGTGGATGGAACTCGCCATCAAGGAAGGCCGCGTAAAGCCGCCGAAAGTGGAGCCTGATCCGAAAGCATTGAGCGGGCAGCTTGTGGCGCGAATATTTGACGTGGTGTCGGACGTGCCGAAAAGCGCCAACGAAATCGCGGAGGTCGCGGGCGTTTCCACCTCATCGACATGGGGTGCTCTCAGGATACTGCGCCTGGAAGGCAAGGCGACATACAGCCGCAAGCTGGTGGGCCGCGCCCGCGTAAGAATGTGGGTGCGTACATGACCCACCATTTTGTCCAGCGTTGCCGAGAGAGAGGCATAGCATCAATCGACGGCATGGCACTGCGCCGCAACATAGAGCGCGCCATAGCAGAACACAGCAACGATCTGGTGGAATTCGTCTTCCACATAGACGCCGTGTCGTCTGTCTGGCGCTTCCGCGTCAAGGAAGGCGTTTTCTACGCCGTCTGCGGCAGACACTCTCAGCGCTGTATCACCCTCTATGATCGGTCAATCCTGCGCGAAGTCAGGCAAAGCCGCCGCTTTCGCATGCGCGTTTCAGGCAAGCGCGAAAGGGAAATCGCGAAATGACTATTACATCACTGGGAATTATGGGGTATAATAATACCGCTCAGTCACAACCAACCCAAACGCGGAGGGCGACATGAAAAAGACGAAGGGCAAAGGCGACAAGAAGTGCTGATCTGACGATGCAGCATCGAGACAAGGCAGGGAAATTCACGCAAGGGAATAGGTTCTGGCAGGCAAGGTCGTCTGCTGGACCTAAACCCATTTTTGCGGACCCCGAGCCGCTATGGGCTGCATGTTGCGAATACTTCGAATGGGTAGAGACGCACCCGCTTCAAGAAGCCAAGGCGTTCTCATACGAGGGACAGATAACAGTCGCCAGCCTGCCAAAGATGCGCGCCATGACCATCGGCGGGCTGTGTGTGTTCCTCGATATCAACCGCGCGACGTGGAATGTTTGGCGGGAAAAGCGTCCCGATTTGTACGAAGTCATTACGCGGGCTGAGGAAATTATCTACCAGCAGAAGTTCGAAGGCGCATCTGCTGACCTACTGAATTCCAACATTATTGCCCGTGATCTTGGCCTGACAGACAAGAAAGACCTCAGCGGCGCGCTCTCAGTCACCATAGCGGCGACAGATGCCGACCTATAGCCTCACCCCAAAGCAGCAGGAATTGCGCAGTCTGGCTTCGTCAGGCAAAACGCATGTCCTTTGCTATGGTGGATCGCGCTCCGGCAAGACATTTGCGTTCTGCGACTTCATTGGCACACGCGCCATGAAAGCCCCTGGATCACGGCATGCAATATTCCGCCGTCATGGTGTCGCGGTAAAGCAGTCCATCGGCAAGGACACATTCCCCAAAGCGTTCTCGCTCAAGTTTCCCGGAATTCCTCTGACATGGCATGAGCAGGACGGTTATTTCAGCCTGCCGAACGGATCTGAAATTTGGCTTGCTGGTCTGGACGACAAAGAGCGCGTTGACAAAATCCTAGGGCGTGAATTCGTGACACTCTATTTCAACGAAGCATCCGAGATTCCGCTGTCGTCCTATCTCGTCGCGCAAACACGCCTTGCTCAGAGCGTATCGCAGGTCGATGGCAGGCCGCTCAGCTTGAAAAGCTACGTTGACCTCAACCCAACGACCTCGGCGCACTGGACCTATCGCATGTGGATCGACGGGGTGAATCCAGACGGCGAAACCAAGGTCGATCTGTCCAAGTATTGCCACATGGTTATAAACCCGCTGGATAACGCGGAAAACCTGCCGGCGGAATACATCAGCAACCTACAGGCATTGCCAGAGCGCCAGCGCAAGCGGTTCTTCGACGGCCTCTATATGGCTGATGTTGAGAACGCACTTTGGCGGCGTGGCTTCATCAAGCGCACTCAGAACCTGCCAGACTTCGATCGCATTGTTGTGGCCGTTGATCCAGCTGTCTCAAGCGATGTTGGCTCCGATGAAACTGGCATCATGGTGGTTGCGCTAGGCACTGACGGTTACGGGTACGTTCTTGAGGATGGCAGCGACCGCATGCGTCCCGAGGAATGGGCGCGCAAAGCCATTGCTCTTTATGACAAGTACGACGCTGACCGGATTGTGGCCGAGGTCAACCAAGGCGGTGAAATGGTTGAGGCCACCATTCGCGCCCAAGCGCCGGGCCGCACCATTCCATATCGCGCTGTACACGCAACGCGGGGCAAGGTCGTTCGCGCCGAGCCAATTGCCTCGCTCTATGAGTTGGGCAAGGTCTATCACGCCGACGAGTTCGGCAACCTCGAAGATCAGATGTGCGTCTTTACCACAGGCTTTGACCGCAAGGCGCAAGGCTGGTCACCTGACCGCGTTGACGCTCTGGTTTGGGGCCTGACCGACCTGTTCCCGCAGATGGTCAAGAAGAAAACGCCGGAAACCCCCATCCACATCCCGCCACGGCAAAGCCTCGGCGCATCGAGAAGGTTCTGACATGGCACGTAAGAGCAAAGAGGAGCGGCACTCCGAAATCCATGCCGAGGCGCTGCGGCAGTTCGAGGACAGCTATAACGCGACCATGGAGGATCGCGTAAAGGCGCTGGCCTGCCGACGGTTTGTCAATGTCCCCGGTGCCCAGTGGGATTGGGATGAGAACGACGACTTCAAGAACAAGATCAAGTTCGAGATTGACCATGTGTCCGGCGCCGTTCAGCGCATCAAGAACGAGTATCGCAAGAACCGCATCGCCGCGAAGTTCCTGCCCAAGGATGGCACGGAATCGGACGCTCTCGCGGACGCTTGCGCCGCTCGCTTCCGCGCCGACACGCAAGACGCATCTGGACGGGACGCCCGCGACAATGCCTTTGACTGCGCCGTTGAAGGTGGATTCGGTGGCGTCAGGTTGCGGGCAGAGGTCGAGCAGGGCGAACAGCAGCGCATTTGCCTTGAGCCGGTCTATGACCCGGAAATCAGCCTGTTCTTTGATGTGAACGCCAAGAAGAAAGACAAGTCGGACGCCTATCATGCGTTCTACGTCGAGCCATGGGCGCGTGCTGCTTTCATCAAGGAGTTTGGCAAGGAATGCGCTAACTGGCCGGAAGTCTACAAGGGCCAGTTCAAGTTCCCATGGTTCGGCAATGGGGCCGATCTGGTCTTTGTCGCTGAGTATTTTCTCAAGGAAGACACGACGGAAACCTATCGCGTCTTTGAGGGCTTCGGCGGTGATGTGCAGGAGTTCCTTGAGGACGAACTTGATGACGCCACGATTGAGGAACTGAAAGCAACCGGCTACGTGGAGACTGATCCGCGTGAGCAGGAAGTGCATCGCGTCTCAAAGTACGTGATGAACGGAGCCAAGGTTCTCAAAGGCCCGGAAATCATCCCAGGCCATGAAATCCCGCTCATCCCGCAGTATGGACACCGGACGGTTATCAACCGCGTTGAGCGCTTCAAGGGCCACGTTGCCAAGGCGATTGATGGGCAGATCGTCTATAACCTGCAAGTGTCAAAGGTTGCCGAGACTGCGGCATCGTCTGGCATCGAGAAGCCGGTATTCCTCGCCGAACAGATCGGACGACATGCCGACATGTGGCAGAACGACCACAAAGACAACAACGCATTCCTTGTGATTGATCCGGTTTATGATCAAGAAGGGAAGATGCTTCCTGCCGGCCCGGTGACCTTCACCAAGTCGCCAGAGGTGGCGCCAGCCGTCGCCGCGCTTGTCCAGATCATGAAGCAAGACATCAGCGACATGATGGGCAACCCTGAGAACACTGAGCAGGTGCAGCCGGACCTCAGCGGTGTCGCGATGGAACTGGCTCAGGGCCGCATGGACATGCAGTCCTATGGCTACATGGACAACGCTGCCGATACCGAGCGCCGCATTGCCGAGGTTTGGCAATCCATGGCGGCGGTTGTCTATTCCGCTGAGGTTGACACGAACAAGGGTCGCAAACTCAAGACGCTATCTGAGGACGGGAAGCGCGGCACTGTCGAGATTGGCAAGAAGATACTGGACCCCAAAACCGGCAAGGTCGCGGCGGAAATCGACTTCGGCCGCGCGGAATTCGATGTTGAAGCTGATGTGGGTCCGACATCTGCGTCCCGCCGTAGCGCCATCGTCCGCACGGTGACTGGCATCATGGGGCAAACGACCGATCCGGAAACGGTAACCATCCTGACGCACGTCGCCATGATGAACCTTGAGGCAGAGGGCATGCAGGACGTGCGCGACTACTCTCGCAAACGGCTGCTCAAGATGGGCGTAGTCAAGCCGACGAAGGAAGAACAGGCCGAGATGGAGCAGGCAGCGCAGGCCGCACAAGGTCAGCAGCAGCCGGACCCGAACCTGATCCTTGCCGAGGCTATGGCCGGTGAATCCCAGGCCAAGGCACAGAAGGCTCAGGCGGACACCGTGAAGGCGTTGGCGCAAACGGAACTGACGAAGGCGCAGACCGCCGAAACTCTGGCGGGGATACCCATCGCGCAACAGGACGCGGCGGTAAGGACGGCAGAAAAAATAATGGCAGCAGAAGGACAGGCAGTAAATGCTGGACCAGCAACAGGACAGTGACACCACGTCCGAAGACGACACCGAACTCGACACGCAAGACACCCCAGAGGGCGAGGATACGCTTGAGGCAGACACTGCGGCTGAGGAAGCCGAACCGGAGCTATCCATTGTCATCGAAGGCGAGGCGGCCGACGAAGATGAAGACGTTCCCGATGAAGAACTGGGCGACAAAGGCAAGCGCGCTGTTCAGCGCCTTCGTGAGACGATCAAGGAAACCGCCCGCCGCGAGCGCGAAGCCAAGGCCAGGGTTGCCGAGCTAGAGGCCGAAAGGCAGACCAAGGCCGAGCCTATGGCGAAACCCACGCTTGAGGGCTGTGGGTTTGACGAAGCCGCCTATGAGCAGCAGATGCGCGAGTATGTGAAGGCTGAGGAAGCCGAGACGCAGAAGCGCGAAGCCGCCAAGAGGGCAGAGGAAGCCGCGCAGGACGACTATCGGAAGCGGTTCGAGAAATACAACACCACCAAGGCCGCGCTGCGGGTGCAGGATTATGACAGCGCCGAGGACAAGGTGCGCGAGACACTCACCAAGGAACAACAGGCCATGCTGATCCGCAACCTCGATGACCCGGCAAAGGTCATCTATGCGCTTGGCAGGTCACCGAAGGCTCTGTCTGAACTCTCGGCCATCAAGGACCATGACCGGTTTGCATTCCGGCTGGCAAAACTCGAAGGGGAAGTCAAAGTGACCACAAAGACGCCGCCGACACCGGAAACCAAGCTGCGCGGCGGGGCAGGGGGCGTCCCGGTCGGCAACCTCAATCAGCAGCTTTCCAAGGCCCAGAAGGCGGCTGAGGAGACTGGAGATTATACGCAAGTGCTGGCTCTCAAGCGCCAAATTCGGGAAGCTGGCACTAAGGCTTGATATTTCCGCCTGTGGTGGTACTATGATACCGCCACAGGTCTCCGCAGCCTTCAATTGCGCGTATCGGCACAGCCCAAGCCCTGGTCATGGCTTGCGTACCCCCGATCAACGCAATCCTTGAAGGTGCATGATGCCCAACGCATTGACAAAAGACCTCGAAATCATGTTCGAGAACCTCATTGAGGGTTTCGACGCTGCCTGCGTAATGTCGCGCGCCGTCGAAACGTCCTACCCGGACTCCACCTCCATGCAGCGCTCGAACGATGTGTTCTATCGCCCGCAGAACTACCGCACGTCCATCGTGACCGGTGTTGATATCTCGGGCCAGAACGACACCGACATCATCCAGCGCCAGGTACCGACCGTATTCCGCACCCCGGACAACGTTCGTTATTCGCTGAACTTCCTCGAGAACCGCGACCCCATCCATCTTGAACGCATGGGCAAGTCGGCCGCCATCGACCTCGCAGCCAACATCGAGGCCAACCTGCTTTCGACAGTCGCGTTGCAAGGCGCTATCGTCGTCAAGAAGGTCGGCGCTCTGACGTGGGATGACGGCGCTACCGCCGAAGCCCTGATGCTCTCGCGCGGTGTTCCGGCTGGTCGTGCGCGCAAGATGTTCCTTAACCCGTTCGACTTCAAGGACGTGGCGAAGGATCTGGGCAACCGGGCCTATATCGGTGATCTGGCGAAGGATGCCTACATTCGCTCGCAGGTTCCGAACATCGCGACGTTCGAGACGTTCCGCACGGATTCGCTCTACAACCTCGCGGCTGTCGGCACTGTGACCTCGACCGTTGTTTCGGGTAACCAGTCGTTCATACCCACCGCGATGACCGGCGACCTGCCGACCGACAACCGCCGCATGACGTTGACGGTTTCGGGTGCCAACATCGCCAACACCAAGAACGGTGACAGCTTCACCATCGCCAACGTGAACGCGGTCCATAACATCGACAAGACCGACACCGGTCAGTTGATGACCTTCCGCATCGTCTCTGGTGGCGGCACGGCAAACCTCGTCATCACCCCGGCGATCATCATCACCGGTCCTTACAAGAACTGCTCGGCACAAGCGGCAAACACCGCCCCGCTGACGTTCCTGAACACGGTGACGAAGCCCGTGAACGCCTTCTTTGCAGATGGCGCTGTGACGCTCGATTTCGGTGACATCTCGGTGTTCAACGACAAGGGCGGCGTGACCTGGATGAAGGCCCGTACCAAGCAGGGTGTTCCGATTGCCATGGGTTACGAGCAGAACATGATGAAGGGCACCGTTTCGATCCGCTGTGTGACGCGCTACGCAACCACAGTGCTCGACCCGGAGATGACCGGCGTCATCATCGCCAACCAGACCTAAGTCTGGCGGAAAAGATGGGGCGGCTTCGGTCGCCCCTACTACCTTTCAGGGCGGTGTGGCATGGCTTGGACAAAACGCGACGTGATAAAGAAAGCCTATGCCGAGATTGGCAAGGCCAGTTATGACTTTGACCTGCAACCCGAAGAAATGCAGGATGCCCTTCAAAGCCTCGATGCAATGGTATCGGCTTGGGGCTTGAACTTCGGATATTCCGGGGGTGATGGTAAGGGCGATATTGATGCGGATACTGAGGTTCCGCAGTTCGCCTATGAGGCGCTTTACACCAACCTTGCGCTTCGCCTAGCGCCGGGGATGGGCAAGACGGTTTCCCCCGAGACCAAGACATTCGCCCGCCAAGGGCTGAACACCTTGCAGACCAATTCGCTGGCCGTTCGGCCGCGCAAGATCGGTGGTTATGCCGGAAGCGGATCGCGCTACCACAACCTGCCGGAAACCATTGACCCTCTGGCGTTTGGCCGGGATGGCAACCTTCAACTGGGTGATAGCTGATGATCAACGCATTGACCGCCGCAACCGCACTGCAAACTGACGATCAGCTTGCGCTTTATTCTCAGCAAATGGGGCAGGACAGCCGCGCGCCGCTATCGACGCTTCTTGCGTGGATGCAAGCGAACCTGACGTTTTCAGGTACGAACATGGCGCAGCAGTACGCGGCCCCGTCCGCCACTGGCTTCAGCGTCACCATCACCGTTCCGAATACATGGCTGATCCTGACGCCCGTTGCGGGTTATGCCGCAGGGACGATTGTTCTGCCGCTCAACCCGGCCAATGAACAGGACGTGATCGTAAACTGCACTCAGTCTGTGACCACCTTGACGGTGAGCGGCAACGGCAAGACCGTGACTGGCGCCCCAACAACTCTTGCGGCGAATGCGTTCTTCCATCTGCGTTTCGACGCAACTCTGAACGCCTGGTTCCGGATCGGGTAAATGGCAACTATACCGATCCTTTCCGGTATCTCGGCATCCGGGGCGGACTTCCGCAGCGCATACCCGGTCAATCTTGTCCCGGTTCCGAAGGTGCAGGGCATCTCGCAGGGCTATCTGAGGCCCGCCGAGGGCATTGTGGCTGTTGCCGATGGTGGCGGGGCGAACCGTGGCGGAACGCGCTGGCGCGACAAGCAATACCGCGTCATGGGCAACCGCTTCATCAGGGTCGATCAGGATGGGATGATCACTTTCATCGGTAACATCGCCGGAACGAACTGGGTCAGCTTCACGGAATCGTTCGACTATCTGGCGATTAACGGCGGCGGGAATATCTACCTGTACGACGGCGCTGTGCTTGCCCAAATCACAGATGTGGATCTGGGAACCTCCCTTGATGTCGAATGGATCAGCGGGTATTTTCTATCGACTGACGGAAGCTCGATTGTATCAACCGACATTGGCAACCCGTTTTCTGTGAACCCGCTGCGGTATGGGTCGTCAGAAATCAGCCCTGACCCCATCGTGTCCCTTATCAAGCTGCGGAACGAAGCCTATGCGCTGAACCGCTACACCATCGAGGTATTCGCGCTGAAAACCAACCCCGGATTGGAATTCCCCTTTGCGCGCATCGACGGGGCGCAGATCATGAAGGGTGTCATCGGATCGCGGGCCTGCTGCGAATTCATGCAGGCGCTGGCATTCCTTGGTGGTGGTGACAATGAACCTCCGGCCGTGTGGCTTGGCGGGGGCGGAGATGCCCGCAAGATTTCATCGCGTGAGATTGATGACGTTCTGCGCCTCTATCCCGATGATGATCTGGCAGACGTGGTTCTTGAAGCCAGAGCGGATCGAAGCCACCAATTTCTCTACATCCACCTTCCCGACAAGACGCTGGTCTATGACGGTGAGGCGAGCGCAAGCATGGAGCAACCCGTGTGGTTTGTCCTGCAAAGCGGCGCAACCCCGGGCGGGTATCGGGCGCGCGGGATGGTCTGGTGTTACAACCGTTGGAACGTGGCCGACCCGTTTGGAACGAAAATCGGCTACCTCACGGATGACATTGGCTCGCACTACGGCGATCTGTCGGTTTGGGAATTCACGACACCCATTGTCTACAATGCGGGCAAGGGCGTTCAGGTGCACGAGCTTGAGCTTGTCGCCCTGACAGGTGATGTGTCGATTGACGATGACCCGATCATTTCCAGCCAGTATTCGAACGATGGGGAGAGGTGGTCTCAGCCACGCTACATCCGGGCAGGGCGCAAGGGAGAACTGGCGAAGCGGCTTGTTTGGGACCGGCAGGGCACATTCACCAACTGGCGCATTCAGCGGTTCAGCGGTGACAGCCGAGCCCATATTGCGTTCGCCCGGCTAGAGGCCGAACTGGAGATGCTTGCGCGATGAGCCTCGAGAGCCTCAACCGCAACACGCTCACCCGCATCTGTGACGCCGATCAGCGCGCCATCAGGTTCTTTGAGGGGCTTACGGAAACCGTTCAGGGATTGGAGGGGGGGAGGCAGACAGTCCCCACCCCATCTGGCAGCACAATCGACCTGTCAGGGATTCCCGACTGGGCCAATGAAATCACCATCGCTTTCGATGGCCTGACACTTTCCGGCACCGCGAACGTTCTGGTGCAACTTGGAACGGTATCCGGGCTGGAAATCACCGGGTATGCGTCCACGTCTCTATTCACCAACGGCGGGGCCGTCGGAGCGGTGAACAGTGACGCGGGGTTTGTGATCTGGGCAACCGGCGGGGCTTTGCGAGGCGTCATGGTGCTGACCAGGTTTGCGGCTGACAATGCATGGCTGTCCACCCACTCAGTTC